TTTGGTTAATTATATGAGTCAATTTGTCCATTGTCCGTGTCCCAAAATTATGGTACTAAGAACCCATGAACCGAAAAGATATAGAAGATTTATATGGCGATGATGAACCCAATATATTATTTGCCGATGGTTTCGATGCCGCTATTTCTGGCGTCATATGGGACGGAGAGAGAACAAGAGTAGTGTACGAAATGGAATCAATTTTAGAAATTCTCACAGTTCGTGATGGTATGACCTATGAGGAAGCAGTCGAGTACTTCGACTTTAACATTGCGGGTTCTCACATGGGAGAGTATACACCCTTCTATTTGGAGACGTAATAACAACAGGAGAAAGAAATGGGCAGATTTAAAGATTGGGTTATGGAAATGCAAGAAGATGCAGAGAACATGGACTATGTCGCGTTTATTGCTAAGTACGGAGAAGTAAACATAGATATATGGCGTGACTACAACGATCCAGATTATGAAAATACTAGCGTAGACGAATATATGTCAGAAGGTTGTCCTTAATGATTAAATACCCCATGGTCCTTGTTACGTGGTTCGATGCCAAAGATGGTCAAACCGGGTGGCATAGTGTCACTGACGTACAAAAAGAACCACTGGCAACGTGTCATTCAATGGGTTGGATGGTAACACATAATGATACAAAAATAGTGATCATGGCGGATTACTCAAAATACGACGCGGAACAAGACGGCGGTCGTCATATCGCGATACCGACAGGGTGGGTGAAATCAATCGCGTACCTTGACATAAGTTATACGAAAAAGGAGAATGCATGAGCAGTAGTAGTAAACATAAAGATTTAGGAGTATCGGCATATCAACCGATCAGAACAAAAGCATCAAAAGGTCAAAAAATTGGCATAAATGCTGACCTTAATTTTGCTTCACAAGGTCTGTCGGGTAACAAACATAACCCCCGGCATACAAAATCACCATTTAAAAAAAGGAAAGATAAACATGGAAATGTCAAGATTATTACAATCAGTTAAAAAGCACGAAGGCTACAGAAACAAGGTCTACTTAGATACCTTAGGTAAGAGGACCGTTGGCGTTGGTCATTTGTGTGTGGAGGACTTTTGGGAGGATAATAAGGAATATGAAGAGAAATTCCTCATGACCATCCTTGAACACGATCTACAAACCGCTATAAAAGGCGCTGAGAGGCTTTTAAAGGGTGGTGGTATACTAGACAGCCTTGCAATAGAAATTATTATAGAGATGGTGTTTCAGCTAGGAGAAACAGGTGTAAGCAAATTTAAGAATATGTTGAAGGCATTAGAAAATGGTCCCGATTATCAAACGGCGGCGATTGAAATGCTCGATAGTAAATGGGCAAAACAAACACCCGAAAGAGCAGCGGGTATGAGTTCGGAGATGGCTGGACTTGGTTGATGACTTCTATGATCACATGAAAAAGGAACAGGAGCTATTAAATATGAGCTACAAAGAATCCGTTCGGCAAAAGGAAGAACGAAAAAAGAAAAAAACATGGGAGGACTTTATGCCATTTTATTCGCAGTGGTATTGGATGACTGATTGGTTAGGACATAAATGTAAAGCTTGGTATTTTGGTCCAAGACTTGATTGGATGTTTCTTGATAAATCAGAAAAAAAACAAAGAGAAAAAGAAAAGAAAAAGAAGAAATGAAAATACTTATATTAACAGGACTAGTTGTTATTATACTATTATTGGCTTTTATTGCTCTTATGGTCTATGCCATAGGAGAAAAAGTATCCCAAAAATAAAAGAGGTTGATTTCCTATAGTGTTTGGGTGTATACCTAGAAGCTTACCCTCAAAACAAAGGAGAGACTATGACGGCGGAAGAAATGCAAAGTGTTATCGTATACTTAACAGATAAAATAGAAAAATTAGAAGAACAAAAACTGTGTGAATGCGGTACGACTGAGGCACCTGTCGAATATAAAGCTACTCCTAAAGAAATGTTTGTAACAAACTATGACGAAGATGATGAGTGTTTAACGTGTTCAGCTTAACTCTTCTTCCTCATATGTCCGACTCTCATAAGAAATCTCAAAAAGATCACAAATCTCCTTCTCTATTTTCTCGTATGTATTATCTTTTGGTTCAAAATCCTCTAATAACTTATTTAAAATAACGTATAAGATTGTCCGGGCGCCGTTAAGATCGGTCCCATCTAGTACTTTACCATCCTCTGTCTTGTATTTTAAGATGATTTCATCAGAATAATCACGAATACGACGTGATACATTGTCTGACATCTCTATCATTGCATCTTTAAACTCTCGTTTTTGCATGAATACTCCTATCTTGACTCCATTGTTGAACCCGGCCACGCCAATAATCTTTTTCTTTATGCTCTAATTGTTCCCACCTAGCCTGTCTAAAACCTTCTTTATCAGACCGGTAACGTAGATTCTTTGCTTGTTTATCGTATTTTGTTTCTTCAGCCATTTATTCCTTTTACTATTTTATCAGATGTAAAGTGAACATTAAATGCCATAGAGCGACGTTCTCCTTCACTTCTAAACGGATATACTTGATGTGTTAACCAACTAGGGAAGATATAAAAATCTCCTACCTCTGGTTTACATAAAAAACTATGCCTTGCAAAGTGATTGGGTATTGATCCAATAAACTCTAAACAGCCGGCAGTAGGGTGGTGATCTTCTTTCGCATACTCTTCTTCAAACTTGGGAGGGGTTTTTAAAAAGCATACACCCGATAAATTAGAATCGTGAATGTGTATCGGATTAAAGTCACCAGCCCACTGACTGACGGCCCAAACACGAAACGCTACTTTTGTTCCCTCTGGAAGAAATTCGGGAAGTATTCGTTTCGTATATTCTTGCGATATTGTTGCAAGAAATTCTGGTAAACCTTCTATTGCTCCGTGGTCGATGCTTATTTCTTTTTTAACATTGCCGGCAAGATTATGACTCCAGTCACGTTCTTTACTAACCTTTTCATCAGCTAACACACCGTCTGCTTGCGCATTAAGTGCATCAACGTACAGTTGAGGTAGTTTAGTTTTTAATATACTTGGTCCAAAGGGTTGGTATATATCAAATGCGATTTGTAACTCTTCTGTTTTAGCCATCAAATCTCTCCGGATTTTTTAATAGTTCTTTTTCGTGTTGTTTCCACAACTTTTTTCCTTCATGAACCATCATGTCCCACTCTATCGCGTCAAATTCTTTCATAGAACCATCTGTGTAGTGTACTCTAACGCGGTTTATAGTTTCCCCGGAAGTGGGGTGAGGGGCTTGGAATTTACTAACTCCACTAACTATTTTTTTTCTTTGCATTATCTACAGGAGGAATATTAGATTGATTAAATAATGCTTTAACATCTGCTAAAGCGTGTTTAACATCTACCTTTTCCATAATAATATCTTTTAATTCTTCTATATGATTAGCGTGATTAAAATCTTTACTGGTAATATAAGTAGGACTATTTACTAATAAAATTTCTTTAGCTTCTAATTCGGATAACTCTCCATTAAGTTTGTGCATAACAGCGGTGTATAATGCTACTTTAATTCGTTTTTCACTCTCATCGGACATTGATTCGTTCTCCTTTTAAAGTTGGTTTTTCTTCTTCTTTATCAATTAAATAACGTAAAAACGAAGCAATAGACATATAATTTTCGTCTGCTGTTACCTTGGCTCTTTTATACGTATCTATATTGATAGCGACAGACTTATATCTTGTAATATCAGTCATTTCTTTCTCCTATATATGGTATGTTCATTCATACAAAGCCATACATATGGGATTATACAAAAATGTCAAGGAATAACTAGGCTTTTTTATTATTTTTGTAGTATTCCCATATCTCATTTGACTTAAAAATATGAGGATATTTTTGGAATAAACCTAAAGTTACCATTAATAGTTTTTGTGTATACTGCGGATCTATCGCATAATTTTTTAAACTTTCAATTACTACACCAACTTCTACATTATCCAACATAGATTGTTTCACACGTATTTCTCTGTATTCTTTGAATGCACTAGAAGTATTTAGTAACTCAATATAATCAGCAACACTTTCACACCTGTTGCCATACATTCTTAATAACACATCACTATTTAATGATTTAATATGAGGTTCTGTTCTATCTGTTTGTATAATTCCGTAGTAATTATTTGCCTCTGTTGCAAATCTAGATTGCCCCCAATCAGATTCTA